CATATTCTCAGAGCCTTCTTTGTCATCTCTACCAATGCCAATGATAAAGTCCATCTCTGAGGGTTTAGCAGTCTTACTGTCTGCCATTTGGCTCTCGTCAATCACCTTGCTATTGTGTCCACTATTGTCTGCCTGTCCTACCGTAATCACTGGGCAATAGGTTTTTGCCAAATCTCTACCCCACTTATAAATCTCATGTAAAAGCAAGTCTTTTCTGTCTGCACTAAAGCCCTTCACCTTGTCCATGTTGTCAATGATGATAAGTGCGGGGTCATTCTGTGCAACAATCTTTTCAATCGTGGTCTTATTCACTTTCGTAGGGTCATCAATAAATCTAATCCTATCGCCAAACTTCTCTTGCCAAATCTCTTTAGCCTGTTTTGGGTTGTTGCTTAACTCCAAATAAGTGAGCCCAGTAATAGCATTATACATGCGGTAAATAACATCTTTCCCTTGCTCCTCGTTAAAGAATATTAACACTGGTTTGTCTGTTTGTTGTGCCATGTGTGTCACCTCTGAAATCCACATAGCAGTCTTACCTGTGTTTACTCGTGCAAAGATGTGTCCGAAGTTCCCTTTGCGAAGCGGTCCGAGAGACCTGTTAAGGCAGTTTAACCTCCAATGCAAGCCACCCTCTGTAACCTCTTCTGCGATAAGTTCTTCGATGTCTGTCGTCACAAAGTCTGCCTCTACCTCGTCAAGCAATAGGGATGTCTCACGCTTTGCAATTACTTCGTCTAAGTCCTCTATTTTCTTTCTACCCTCACCAACATCTAAAGCGATGTGTGCTACTTCTGAAGCCCATGATTGAGCCAAGTGGCTTTCTAGGTAAGGGATAACCTCTTCCTCCGATATGGTTGTTTTATCAATGCTATCAAGCACCATTTTAACTGCATCTCTATCACCCTCACGAAAAACAGGGTATTTAGCAAGGTAAGCACTTTCCAAGCCGTCAAGACTGGTTGCGGGTAAGCACTCAAAGAGCCTACAAAGCGTAGGGTAATTCTGTCTAACATATTCTAACTTCAAACTAGAATAATATTTATCATAAAGTGCATTATTATTTATAAACACTTTAATTATTGATTGTTCAATCATTATTAAAATCCTTTAATTATATATTATATAATTATTATATTATTATAATTAAATAATAATAATAATTATTTAGGGTAATGCAATTTTAATCTATTGTCAAGTAATTATTTATTTCACTTGTAGAATAGTTTTTTGGGTCTTTTTCAGTGACTATCACCTCGACCCGTTTACCTATCAATTCACTTGCTCGCTTTGCAAGGGTTATATTCTGTGATGCTTTGTCTCTGTCACCCCATAAAATTACTCGCTTGTAGGGTGTTGTATGCTTCCACCAATCTCTTAACACTGCCGCCCCAAGCATAGGAACGGCTGTTGCTACTCTGCTTACTTTAACTGCACTAATTACATCTTCCACAAAAACAAGTGTATCTTGTTGGGGGTATAGGGAAGCTGAGTTTTTATATTCTCTGTAGGGTTTAATTCCACTGCTAAGGTAGCGTGTCCCTCCGTCCAAGTTCCTAGCAAGCCAATAATCATCAGTATTGATAAGCACCAGTAAATTACATGGTCGAATTTCATTATTTATTACCCTTTCTTTAGAATAATTGAATTGTTGCATCTCATCTAGCGTCAAGGAATACCCAAGAAGCCACTTTTTAGCCTCTAAGGGCAATTCTTTTTGCAAAGTGATACCATTACATATCCTATTTTCTTTTGATGCGTCTAAACGCTTCCTAAGTGAGAGCAAATCTTTCTTTTGTTCAGTGAAACCACACCCAAAACAATAAAAATTGTTAGCATACTCCGCTAAATTATTACCTGCTCTGTCATTACCTCGTTCCGCACATTTCGGGCATTGAGAAAAATTGATAAAGTTACCCATGTTCTATAACCTTTTTACAAAATTCTAACATTTGCTTATCAGTAAAAGTTAATTTAGCTACATTATACCAATAACAAACAATTTGTATATTTCCTTTTATATATCCTTTAGAACAATCAATTCTATCAACACTAGGTGTATCATAAAATTTATCATTTGTGCTATTTCCCCTATGCTTTACTAAAGATATACCTGTTTTAGGGCAAAATTCAGGAATAATTAAATCTGAAAGTTCTAAATTAAAATCTATCCCTTTCTTTTTAGCCCTTGATTTAATAGAAGTCAATAGCCTAGCTTCATAATTATCTCTTGAATATTGCCTCCAATATTCTGAAGTTTTTTTCCTTCTTTCAGGATTACGATTTATACTGTCTGTTTGTTGTTGTATAATTTTTTCTCTATTTTCAGCATAATATTTACGCTTTTGTTCTCTTACTTTATCTTTATTTTGTTCCTTCCACTGTTTAGTATAAGCATATTTTTTAGCTTTCTGTTCATCTGATAATTTTGCAGCCATCTTTAATCTCCTTTTATATTCTCCAACATTATAATTATATCACAATTAGTGGAATAAGTCAAGGTAAATTTTGGGCAAGGGTGAAACCCTAAAAAGCTCATTAGTCTTCCTCGCCTTCCTTCTCGATAATGTTTAAGTCGAAGTTATTAGAAAGTGAGATGTCTTTCCGTATCTCAAAAAAACAATAGGTGCAAAGGTCTAAATAATCGCCTCGCAAGTCTTTTCTAGTCGCCTCAACATCGGTCAATTCACAATTACAAGCTAGACAGTGCATAAAATTCCTTTTAAGTGTTAAAAATACGCTTAAAATTATTTAATTGTAGTGTTGTGCGCCTCTCGTCTTGCCAAGTGATAAAAACATTTCCCTTGACAATAGAATAACACCCTAAAAATAATTTATTGTCTAATTTTGTATAAATTAGATAGGTGCTTATAGCATTACATTTTAAATCTGTCAAGATAATTTTATCGCCCTGTAAATTTTGCACACTGTAGAGGTCTTGTGCATGAATTGGGGTAGATAATAACAACAATAATAAAAAAGATTTCATAGACTAGCCTTAAATTGTTGAAATTCCTTTTTTAAAGCTTTAAGTTCTGTTTGGTCACAGTCCCAATCATAATAAACTGTGCGAAGTTCGTCCTCTAAAGTGCTTGGGTCGTTTGAAAGGTCTAACTCATATAAAACTTCGGTTAATTGCTCATAATGTCCTGTAACTTCTTTTAACTTGTCTAGTAAAACATTGGTTAATGTGCTCGCTTCTATAGAATTGTTTCTTATATAGCGTTCAATTTCGTAAACATCCATTGAGTAAAAGTTCATTATAAAACCTCCACAATTCTAAAGTCTTCTTTGTCGGGGCAGTCTTCCATATTTCCCGCTTCTACTTCTTCTTCACAATCGTCGAGGAACCAATCAAGGGCGATTACTGCATCCTTATGAGTTAGGAAATAGCTAGGCTTTCCATCCTCAAAAGTCCAATTATTAGCCCACCCACCACATAAATTAAACTCTTGCACTTCGTATTTTTTAGTCATTTTAATGTATCTCCATTTCATGCTCAGGAATTTGGTATATATCTAAATGATAGATAGCCTCACCGCTATTTAACCCACTCTGTAAAACTTCAGCTATCCAATCGGTGTAAGTGCTAGTTTGTTCAAGGTAAAATGTCACTTCATAGGTGTTGAGTTTGTCATTCATAATTAAGCCCCGTTAAGCAATACACAAGTGATAAATAAAACACTAGCGCAAGAGATGAATAAAACAATCTCTTCGTGCTCATGTTTGATAAATCGTGCAAGTCGATATAAAGTTTTATGTTGTCTTTTTTCCCTCTTATAATTGTCCCATGATACATGAACAAGTCGCCTTGTATCACTGGAGAATTTAAAATTATCCTCATGCCATACCTCTCTATAGTCCATCATTAAACCCCCCATAATGTTTTTAATTGGTGTGATTGTTTTCTAGGTTTTAAAACCTGTTTGCCGTCGTTATAGCTTCGTTTTTCTATTGTCTTAAGGTCTAGATATGCCAAGTGTTTAACAATGTCTTTACCGCCTATGTTGTATAAATATTGAAATGTGTTTCTCATGGTGTTAGCCCTCTATTAAATTGTGAATTGGGTTACCTCGTTTGTCAAAAATATATTCGTTAATTTGACAATGTTCGTCTATGTCTGTCTCTTCCCATTCGCTAGGATAGTCAAACAAAATCCCACCCTCTTCGGTTTCATATTCTACAGGGCAGTCGTCAAGCCATGCCAAAACTTTAGCCTTTGCAGATGATGTTAATTCTAAAAAATTAAAGCCCGCTATTGAATACATTTTGCTCATTATAAACCCCCCTCAAATTCTTCATTTTTAAGTGTTGTTTTTAATTCTTCATCAGTCATATTATTAAAACCTTTGAAACCATGCACCAATAAATCATAAAGCATTTGGTCATTAAATGTTGTATCGCTTTGACATAATTCATAATTTAATTCTATCAATCGTTTAATTGCTTGCTCTCTGTTAAATGTTGACATTATAAAACCCCCTCTAAATTAAATTTACTCACTAAGCCATCAAAAAAACCTTGCTCTTTTTCAAGGGGCAAATGTGCCCACTTGTTTACATGTTTAGATGTTGTCACACTCCACCGCTTATTAGTTTTGTAGAATTGCCCGTTAATCCAACAAGCCACTGGTGTGTTATAGCTAAATAACACCTTAACCCCGTTAGCTGTTAATTCTGTTTGATTACTGCCGATAATGTTCAATGAAAGCATTTTAAACCCCTTTAAACTGATTAAAAATAACGGCTAATACTAGCCCCTCAAACCCCGCTAAAAACTCGTAACAGGGTCTAAGAAATAGCATTACTCCTCACTCTTTTGCATTGTCAATGATAGCTTGTGCAATTTCTGTCCAGTTTACATCACTAATGAAAGCTAGGGCATAATCAATCGCCAAGCCCGTAGCCTCTTCGTTTAATCGTTCCTCTGCATATTCTTTTAAGGTCTGTCCGAAGTCGTATGCGTCCACCTCTTCAGCATCGTGAAAGCCCCAAAAATCCCCAAGCTCTGCATTATCGAACATCTCAAGGTTAATGCGCCATGTTGCATAGTTTGTCCAACCATTGTATTTTGTGTTCATTTTTAATTACTCCATGCTAAATAGATAAAAATTGCAAGTGATAGAATACCACAAATAACCCCGATTGTTTTTAATTCATCATAACTAAACATTTTCAATCTCCTCAATAATTTCTGTGACCTTAACAATTTTTAACTGCTTTTTGTAGTTTTCCCAATATATAACATTTTCTGGAAGCATTGTTGAATTATATTTAAATCTTGCGTTAATTTGTTGTTTAATTCCCTCAAGGGTAGATGAACCGAAACCCCCCTCAAAGCCCTCATTGTTCATTACTGCGTATGATTGTTTCATTTTTGCATCTACTAAACTCATGATAATTTCTCCGCTAGTTTGGCAAGATTGCCAGCAATAACCCCCGTGAGAGAGTTATTACTTGCCCCCTTAACTTACCCTGTTTAATGTTGCAAATTTGTTCCCTTGAAAAGTCCATCTATATTGTTTAGTCATATTATCATAAAAATAACAATCACCAAGCATTACATCGCTAGGGTTTTCTGTTACCCCCTTTGCTCTACAAACCTCAAGCCCATCGTCCCCCGTCCATCTAGTAACTTCACCCAATACAAAATCTGCACCATAAAAGCGGATTGTGTCACCCGCTTGCATTTCATTAGCCCCGATTAAATTTTCCATTTTAAACCCTTTCAATTTTAAAAACTTGCTTTACACGATGTGCCCGCCCGTCAGACCAATCACAAACCACACCCTCTTTAATTGTTAGAACATGCCCCCGAATAAACACCATATAAGCCCCTGTTCTAGGCAATAGGTTTGGCATGCTCTTAACTTGCTTGCCCTCAAACCCATTTAAAGGTATTGCTTTGAAACCTAGCTTTTCTACACCCTCAATAATTTGAAGTTTTAGAACACCTTTACGGGTTTGTCTTCCCTCCCGTTTCATGGTGTGAAATGCTTTTCCAAATGAAGTGTGACATGCCGTAGCTATTGAGATAACGCTACAAAAATTTACATCATTGTAATATTTTCTACCAATTGTTGATAATTCTTGATAACTATACTCTTTCATAATTGCCCCTTGTTAAAAGCCAAAGTTATAACACCTGATAGCAAGTGTCATAAATTTAGCCTCCCCCTCAAACATAGCCTTAAAACGCTTTATTACTCATTCTGAGGCACCATTAAAAGCATAGCTACGCTTAAGGGTTTGGCTGTCTGTTTGAGTATCTCTATTCTCGCCCCCAATCTACGGCTTGGTGATGGGTTACATTCAAGGCTCTCAACAGTAGCTCTAAGGTTTTCATGGTTTGGCTTAAGGCAACTAGACCCCCGTAGGAACCCGCCCAGCTAAGTATTTCACCGCCATGCAAGTGCTTAGTGCATAGGTAAACTATACAGGGTTTTTACCCTTAAAACCATTTTAATTGTGAAACTTTTGTGAATGTTTTATTACATTATTAGAACTTACCCGCATAATGTAATGAAATGCCCATGAACATCATTTTAAAGCGATTTGAGCCATTTTGATTATTATTGATACCCTAGCCTTAATCAATTGTGGATATGCTGTGCATTAAATTGTGGATAATCTGTGGATAGTTTTATTCAAACCTGTGGACAAATTACATTAGTAATTTGCTGTGGATAAGTTGTGGATAAACAATTGCTTAAATTTTAATCAGATGTTATTCTATTCCCGCTAGATTGTGAACATGTGCACCACAATAGTCACACCCTCAATGCAAATGAGAATCATTCTCAATTACTATTACTATTTATTTTAAATCTAAATAGGAATCATTCTCATCTGTCAATCTAAATGAGATTCATTCTCAATAGGGGGGGGGTATTATTTTTTATTCCTATGAATATTGGTAGTATCACACTGGATTTACGAGAAGGTAAAATAGGGGGTATTAAATTAATGGTTTTTACACTATTAAAAAAAGCTAAAATGTGAGATAATAGGGGTAGAGTAAATAATTTGTTTACTCACTTGACAAAGGAATTAATATGTGGACTAAGCCAACTGCAACAGAATTACGTTTTGGTTTTGAAGTAACAATGTATGTAAATAATCGTTAAGATTATTTATAGTTGTTAATTGGTATCTGCGATAACATCAAGGATACCTCTAGGAATTACAGGAAGGGGTCTAAAAGCCCCTTTTATTATTTTTTGATACCAACATATAGGGTAGATAATTATTTAACAGCAGGGCTCAGGAAAGTGCACCCTTCGCATAATTAAAGAAGGGGGGATAGAGGCGGTCTTGGGGGATGATTACATCATCATAGTTAAAGGGGGAGTATAATTAGTTTAAAAAGCATGTAAAATCTAAACTAATAGTTTATAATTAATTATATTATTAAACTATAATTATATATATATTATTATTAATTATATTATATATATTATTATTATATTATAATTATTATTTATTATATATTATTATTAATATATATTATTATTAATATAATATATTATTAATTATTATAATTAAGGGTATCATACAAAAAGGATTTTGTCAATCCTTTTATGAAAATATTTATTAATATTTTTTTAATAATTTGTCAATACTCTTTTATAAGATTTGTTAAAATCTTTTTTGTATATAATAAACCCCCTTTTATTAAAGACAAAGTATTTAGCCTTTTATAAATACAATACAAACCACTTTGCTTGTAACAAAGTGAATACTTCGTGTTTCACACTCGTGAAATACATCTTGACAAAATTCTTTTGTTATGTTATAATAGTTGTATAAAATAAAAGTTCCTTTTAAAGGGTAAACTGCTTTGGATGATAATGTAAACATAGAAATACTAGAGGCTTTGCCTGACACCCCACCTAAACGTCGTGGGGGTAAAAGAGTTGGTGCAGGTCGCCCTGCTTTGGTGAGAGAGAATAACGAGAGGATTGCACAAGGACTTGCTCCTATTCCTTTGAAACCTCCCAAGCCTAGAAAATATAAAAGTAATGCTGTCCTCCCTGTTTCTAAAAAGGCTAGGTCACAAGAAATCCTTGCAGAGATGCTAGGTAAGAAAAGTAAATACATTGTCCAGAAAGTGTTAGATAAGGCTTTGGATGATGAAGATGAAGACCAGATGGCTTGTCTTAAGTTGGTGATGGATAGAGTGCTTCCAGCAGACTACTTGGCTAAAGCTAAAGGGAAGAGCAATCAGATTAGCATAACCATTTCTGGTGTAGGGGAAACCACTGTCATTGGACAAGAGTCAGATGAAGTATTTGATGCTGAAATTATAGAAGAAGACGATGCCGAATAATTTTACCACTTATGCAGTAATCCCATCTAAAGGAGGTCTTTCGTATAAAGACTATCCTAATCCTTATGGGTTAAGGGCATACAAAACTAAAAACGGATATGAAGGAGAGATGCTTCCTAAGTCTTCAGGGTATCTAGGTCCTTTACAAGGAACTGGCATAAATAAAAATCAAGTGATGACTGAATACTCCTTGACAGATGAAAAGGGCACATACCCATCATTAGTCCCTACACTATCCCCAGAAGAAATTAAAATGGTGTTGAGTGGACAAATAACACAAGCTATAGATAAAAAAGCAAAAGAGTTTAGAGACTCTAGGTTAGAGCAAGGACTATCTCCTTTTTATAATGAGTTTAATCCTTAATGACCACATTAAACGTAAAATTACACGCTAAACAATTGGAGATATTTAACGACAAGCACCGCTTTAGAATTGTAGCTGCGGGTCGTCGATTTGGTAAGAGTCGTTTAGCTGCATGGCTTCTTTTGATTGAAGCCTTAAAGAGTAATAACAAAGATGTGTTCTATGTAGCTCCGACATATCAACAAGCTAAAGACATTATGTGGGGTGTGCTTAAAGAGTTAGGGCATGAAGTCATTGCCTCTGCACATGAGAACACTTCAGTGCTTACGCTGGTGAATGGCAGAAAGATTTATTTAAAAGGGGCTGACCGCCCTGACACACTTCGTGGTGTGGGTTTAGCTTTCTTAGTAGTCGATGAATATGCCGACATTAAAGCAAACGTGTGGGAACAGATTTTAAGACCAGCCCTTGCAGATGTTCAGGGTGGTGCAGTGTTCATTGGAACACCAAAGGGCAGAAATCATTTTTACGAAATGTTCAAATATGGGGAGACTGGAAAAGATGAAGAGTGGGCTTCCTTTCACTACACGTCTTATGATAATCCGCTTATTCCCGCAAAAGAAATTGAAGCAGCCAAAAGCAGCATGTCAAGTTTTGCGTTTAGACAAGAATTTATGGCTTCCTTTGAAGCCGCAAGTAGAGACATCTTTAAAGAAGATTGGATAATAATAGATGAAGATGAACCTGACGAAGGTCGTTTTTTCATTACAGTTGACTTGGCTGGCTTTATTAATGTGGATAGAGAGTCTGGCAATAAAAATAAAAAGCTAGATGAGACAGCCATAGCTGTTGTTAAAGTACATGAGGGTGGTTGGTGGGTTGCAGACATCTTGCATGGTAGATGGGACATTAAAGAAACCACAAAACAAATTATGGATGCTGTCATCCAATACCAGCCTGTAGCTGTGGGCATTGAAAAGGGGAGTTTAAAAAATGCTGCACTTCCATATCTTACTGACCTTATGCGTCGTCACAATCACTACTTTAGAATTGATGATGTTACGCACGGCAATCAAAAGAAAACAGACAGAATCGTCTGGGCTTTGCAAGGTAGATTTGAACATAAGAAAGTAAGACTAAATTATGGTAGTTGGAATAATGAGTTCATTGACCAACTAGTAAACTTCCCAAACTCAATGTTACATGATGACTTAATTGATGCTTTGGCTTACATTGACCAAATTCAAGTCGTAGAATACTTCCAAGATTATGAGGAAGAGGAATACGAAAGCTTAGATGCAATTAGTGGATATTAAAATAGGAAAAGTAAATGCAGAATAAACTTGTATCGTGGATTAAAGAATATACAGATGACTGGCGCAGACATCGTGATGACAACTACCTAGAAGACTGGAAAGAGTACGAACGCATGTGGCGAGGTGTTTGGGCTGCAGAAGATAGCACTCGTAGTTCAGAACGTAGTCGTATTACATCACCAGCTACACAACAAGCTATTGAGAACCATACGGCTGAGATTGAAGAGGCAGTATTTGGTCAAGGCGACCACTTGTTTGACATTCAAGATGACATGCAGGATAGAGACCCTCGTGACGTTGAGTATATCCAAAACTACATCAAACAAAATAATAAAAAACAAAAAGCCCGTAAGTACATTGGCGATAGTATTCTTTTAGCTTCTATCTATGGTACAGGAATTACTGAGATTGTTACTAAGAAAGTAACTCAGTTTGTTCCAGCCACTCAACCTATGCCAGGTGTAGATGCAATGGCAATTGGTGTAGAAGAAAAAGAAGTGGTTGTTGTTTCATACAAACCAATTAACCCACAAAACTTCCTGATTGACCCTACTGCTTCTAGCATTGAAGAGGCACTAGGTGTTGCTATTGAAGAGTTTGTCTCAGCACACATTGTAGCACAAAAAGTAAAAGATGGTGTTTATAAAGACACAGACATTGAAGATGACAGCCCTCCAGATGAGAAGCTTGAACCTACAATGATTGATGATAGTCAATACAATGATGACAAGATTCGCCTTATCCGCTATTATGGCTTAGTGCCAAGAGCC